ACAGATTCTACCTTACCACCTCCAAATCCTGCCCCACTTTACTCAACTGTCTTAGCATCCCAATCAACATATTCTATAACACTGGATGTCTTGATAAATGATGAGAAGCCGCAAGATTTAGGTTCAAATGCGGCAACCGATAATATCTTGCGAACATTTTTCTTCTTAGGGACTGCATTAGATAATAATAACCGCAAGGTAACATTTACTATGGATAATACTATGAATAGAGTGCATGTAAATGTCTATAACTCGCGTCACGAACCAAAGTCCTGCGTAATTGATAATGTGCCTGTTCATACGCCATTCAGAATTGGCCTGGTAAAAACATCTTTTACAATGGAGGCGTATTTGAATGGTTTACTCGTACAGACTGTGCAGTTACAGGGCCAGCAAATTGATCCTGCTGAAGGTGATACCATATATGCGCCTCAAAATATAAAAACAACAGGTGATTATTCCTCAGTTAGTCCTTTATTGGCGGCATATAATGCGGCAATTGCAAGAAATGCGGTAAGTTTATTAAAGTCAGCTGACGAAAGGGCTGCAGCTGAGGCAGAATTAGCTTCTACAAAGTCTGCCTGGGAAGCCGCCGCCGCTACCGCCGCAAGCAAAGCCGCAGTCCTATCAACTGGCATTCAAGTCATGAATCTGAGTCTATTCCCCTATGCAGTTCAACCTAATGAGATGCAGGCACGCATGAGTGATTTGACCCAGATAGTAATCTTTAATCCTAAAAATACACCCACATCCACACTTAATTCAATAAGCAGCTGGTGGAATTCATTATTCACTTAATCTCACCTATAGGCTATATCTAACATCCCAATTCTTATTATTTTCTTTATTAAAAAAATAAAGTAAATACCAAGGGGTAATAGATGCGCCTGCTCTGGTTCTTAGCAGCAATTGTGATTCTAACATATTGCGTCTACAGTGGCGTAAGTATGTATACCTTGCCAACACCCCCGAATAGACTTGGTCCTGAGCAAATGCCTTTATCTAAAGTGTCACAGGTAGGGACGAATATTGATTTGGCTGATGGGTGGTACAACTCATCAGGCTCATCTCTTATGTTCTATATATCCCCTATCATTAATGATCGCACATCAGTATCAGGTAATGAATATGCTACGGCAATACAAATCGGTAGTAATCAGTCATTAAATATTTTAGTTGCACCCGACGCAGGCCGTTCAGAAATGATGGCCCCAGCAGTCTTTGAAGTCTATATAAATGATAAGCAAGCCTACCCCGTTGTGATAGATATAGATATGTTAAAACTTCAGAAATGGAATTGTATCGTCATTGTTAAACAGGGTCGTGTATTTAATATTTATGTGAATGGTATTTTATCTGTTTCTCATACCTGTACGGCAATGCCCCTCTACGATACTACGCAACCGATGCGCGTTGGAAATACTAGATTGGGAGGAACAGTAGCACTTATTAGTTTAGCACCATACGCAATGCAGGTAAATGATGTGCAGAACTGGATGAAGGATACAAGTGATATGGATAATAAGCCATATTTATCAAGTGATCTACCCTCACTTCCAGAATTTTCATTAAAAAGTGTCCTAAACCAATTCGTGTGTCCCGGTGGAAATTGCGCTTCTAATAAAATGCCAGATCCCATGTATAAATGGACAACTAATTACGCATAAATTTAATACCGAGTGCTAATAGAATTAGATGGATAGTGGAGGCATTGTGTTTAAAGTGGCAATATTTGCCTTGATCGGCCTTTCTCTGTACTATTTCTACAAGTGGCTAAATGGGTCTGCTGATTTAAGTAACGTCATCCTTTTTAGTAGCGCAACAGACGCATTGCCTGCTAATTCTACTACTACTGTAAGGTTCACTCCCGATAATAGTGATATTCCTGCACTATTTGCTGGTGGTGAATATTCTATAAGCACGTGGATATATATCACTAGTTGGGGGGTTAATAAGGGGCGTAATAAGCCATTCTTATATCTGAGTGGCGGTGGTGGCGCGACTGGTGGATTTTATACCACTGTCATGTATTTGGGTCAGAATTACCCCAAGTTGGGTATTCGTACCAGTACCCCTGTTGACAGTCCTTCTGGTGCTGGCCCTGGTGGCGCTGCTGGTGCGGCTGCCGGTCGTGGTTCTGGAACTGCAACTTTAACAACTACGGGTGTAAGTCTTACAACTACTCAGATGAATATGTTGATCCCCCCAAATAAGAGTAATCCTGGCCAGGCTCCATATACTGATGCTGGTGGTGACTTCGGATTATGCGACATTGAATCAGTTGACCTGCAACGCTGGGTGTGCATTACGGTTGTTCTCAACGGACGCACTCAGGATGTCTATATTGACGGTAAGATGTCCCGTAGCTGCGTACTCCATGGTGTATTCACAGTTGATTCTGACACACCCACGCTTCAACTTGGAGGGCCGAGTGGGTTTGGTGGTCTGATCGGAACGACCAGGGCCGCAAACTTTGCCTATTCTCCGGATCAGGTCTACAAGTATTACCAGGATGGCCCCCTTGATACTTCCATCTGGACAAAGATTAAGAGCTTGGTTGATCCTAGCCAGTACTCCTTCAGTGCGAAGAAAAATGGCAGCAACCTTACAAAGTAAGCTAAGCTATGGCATAGCTAAATCATCCTTTAAAACTAAAATAATAGAGTGTAAAAAAATACTCTATTGTTTTGGCTTAGCTTTTTCTAAAAACTGTTTGTAGTAAGAGGATGCAAGGACTGATGCCTAATTCTTCTGGCGGTTCTGGTTCTGGATCTGATCCAATCAGAGAGATTCTTGTTGGCTTAGCAATCGTTATGCTGTTTTATGTGGCAATGGGCATGCTAGAATACTTATACAACACTTACAATTCTATGTGGAAGAAACGCGTGGAACTGTTTCCCGAGACCTACACCGCTGGTACAAAGATGTATACTGCAGTACAGAACCCTTTGAGTAGAAATGCTCAAACCATTTATTTATCAGATAATGAACGTTCCGGCACAGAGTTCAGCTACTCCCTGTTTTTAAATATTAGCAGTGCGACATTTGCAGGCGGGCATCATAATCTATATCATATCCTACACAAGGGATACAGCCAGATGTACCCCTTATTTGGCCCTGGTATCTTTTGTTGGGGTGACAAGAATACCATACGTATTTACATGAATTCGTATGATACATGGAACAATCATGTTGAAATTGATAATATTCCAGTTGATAAGTGGTTTCACTTAACTGTATCTTGCAAGGGTAATGTGATATATGTCTATATCAATGCTAATCTGAAGCAGAAAATGACTCTTTCTAATTCATCAACGAACCTAATTCCTGCTTACCAGAACTATGGCAATGTCTATCTGTTTAGCTCTAGAAAGATTACATTACAGGGATCACAGGTCTTATCGCTGGCAAAAGATAGCGATATTGGAACTACTGGATCTATCCATTTTGACGGTACGGCAATGGGCATGGTAAGTTCTGTCTATTATTTCAGCTATGCGCTCTCTTATAGTGAGATTCAGTCACTAATGAATGCAGGACCTTCTCCCGTAATAGCCCCGAGCAACCAGGGTGACATGTCACAATACTTAGCAGACACTTGGTGGGCAACATAGATAATATTTGATAAAAGGTACCCGGCTGATACACCAAGCTTAACTTCCTAATCTGTCGGTCTAAATGATATCTCATCTTGTTTCACACTAGCAAGAAGAGTTACCATGGCAGGTGGCGGTTTATATATCTTAGTTGCCTACGGCTCCCAGAATGTTATTCTCAGCGGGAACCCAGACTTTACGTATTTCTATACTGTCATGAAAAAATACAGTCATTTTGCATTTGAATCAGTGACGATTCCTATGGACGGCCCCCAGGAATTATTCTTCAATCAGCCGATTCAGTTGAAGGCTAAGATACAGCGTGTAGGTGATCTTCTGAAAGATCTCTATTTTACATTCTCCCTCCCCGATATCTACAGTAAGTATACGACTATTCCTGGTAGGTCACAGTTTGAGTTCCAGTGGGTCAGATATATCGGTGCTCAGATTATTCAGGAAGCATCATTTTTGGTAGGGGGTACTCAGGTTCAGCAGTTTGATAGCGACTATATCATTACTACATCCAAAACTGATCAGGATGAGACTGAATTCAATAAGTGGCAAGCACTGGTTGGCGATGTTCCAGAATTATATGATCCGGCAAATGGCTTATACTCTGGTATTGTTGGCAGAGGCACTAAACGTACTAGCGGTCTCTATCCTAACGTGTATCCCGATCCTAGTGTGACTGGGCCGCAAAATAACTTTCCGTCAATTCCTGGTCGTGATATAACCGTACCGCTGTCTTTCTGGTTTACAGAGAGTCCTAACTTAGCACTACCTCTTATTGCCTTGCAATATCACGAATGTTATGTGCAGCTTACTCTCAGGCCTATTCAAGACCTATATACTGTGCTAGACCCTTCAGGATATAGAGTACGTCCTGAAGTGTCCGTGGCTTCTAGTATTATGAATATTGAATCTGGGAATATCTCATATACGACTAATACTGAGGATGGGATGTATATTCGTCAGTACTTGACTGATGCAGGCTATACGCCACCAACTTTGAACACCTGGCCTCTAAATCCCCGCTTACAGGCAACACAGGTTTTCTTGACTGATGAAGAGCGTAAGACATTTGCGACGAAGCCGTTGAACTATATCGTCAGACAGGTTACACCGTATACCTTTCCTGGAGTAAATTCCAGACAATTGTTTGAGCTATTTACGCATAATCCTGTACCTCGTCTTATTATATTGCCCAGACGCAGTGATTCAACGCAGTACTTGAATCAATGGACGAATTACACGAATTGGTGGCGCTATCCTAATGCACCCTTTATTCCAACGGCGACACCTATACCGTCACAACTAGGATCATCTGGTCTAAATGGCGTAGGTATTCAAGAGGATATCATCCGACAGATGCGTGTCTTGTGTGACGGCAATGAGATTCAGGAGATCAAACCGTTCCAGTATTTCAATCAGCTCTCCTCTTGGAGATACGCCGCGGGCGTATTTCCACCAGGGTTGGGCATTTACAGTTTCGCCTTGGACACATCTAATTGGATAAAGCCGAGTGGCTCCTTGAATACGAGCCGTGTGAAGAAATTTCAGGTAGATGTTGATGTGTGGCCATTGAGTGTAGGATCTATGTATCTCTATAATCACGTTATCTATGTGGAGAGCTTGAACTTCTTTGTAGTTGAAGGTGGTATGGGCGGAATGAAGTATGCGACGTAGTTATAGAACCCTTATCTCTTCTTTCTCGTGACGGTCTTGGCCTTTGTAGCTTTGGTAGGGTCCATGAGTCGGATCTCAGGCATCTTAGATTTTCTTGTAGGATTCAGTTTAATCCAACCAGGGTATCTTTTTAGCATCTTTTTGATTGTCTGATGCTCACGCTTCAGACGATTACCAAATTGCAAGCCCCCAGGAGTCTTATAGACTGCAGTCTTGGGTGCGACAAAGTTTAGACGCACAACGGCACCATCCTTCTGAAAGAATTGTATGGTGCGCTGATAATCCTCCTTTTCACCTTGTCCAATATCTATTTTTACGTCACTCTTAGGATTGAAGCACCCCCAGAATGGACCCACACAGAATTTTAGATCTGTACTTACTGTCGGCTTCATAAAGAATCCGTTGGCACTTGGATAGACACCCCAGAATCTGCAGTCAGACTTTTTGCATTCTGAGAATCCTCGCTTGATGATTTCTTTGAGACTCCGGAGTGGTCGTTCGTGTCTTTTTGTAGAACTAGTATACTCAATGAAGCCAGATATATCATCATCACAAGAGACAAGGGGTGCACCCTTAGGAAAGTGGTCAAAGATCCAATTCCGTACCTCAGGCAGACCAGGAACACCTACCAAGATCTTACCGTAAGTCTTAGGATCTAGAACTGCCTCAT